AAAAGTAATAGGAAAATTAAAGGTACTAGAGTCTGTAGGATAAGGTTGTCTCCCGGTGCTAAAAGTTCCCCATTGTGCTTTTAAACAATGGACATTAATTATATAGTTATTGGACATTAATTCCCTAAAGAAATCCAATAAATATCATTTCTATCCGTTGATATATGTCTATTATACTCTATAATATCAAATTGATTTCGCTGAATATTTTTAACTGATAAAACCCATTCATAATTGTGGTGGTTATAAGCGGTAAGAAAAGTACAAAAAACTGATGAAGGGAAAGAAATAGGAAACCGTACGTTGAGTTGTTTATTGTTGTTTCCCCATTGTAGAATCAAAATATATTAATTATTTTGCTTATTATTTTAGTTGATTGGTATTTGTTTTTTGTATTTTTTTTTAAATTATAGAAGTCTTTATATTATTAGTTAAAAGTAGTAATGTGATTTACTTTAAACATATAAATTTCTAAAATTTTATATATTTTTTTAGTATCATTAGTAACACAAGATTGTGTTGATATTTCTTTATTTTACAGTAATACATATAAATATCAGTATCTAGTTAGTAACAAAAATTAATATATTTTGTTAATAGCTTTCCTTAATTGTTTTAAGTTTTTATGTGTATAAACTGTATCTGTAACATCACCAGTTGCGTGTCCTAATATCCTACGTTTAGCATTTTCGTTAGCTTCTGCATTATCTAAAAGTGTAGCACACGTATGACGGCAATCATGCGTAGTATGTTTAGCGTTTATTTGCTTCATTATTTTTTTCCAAATAGTACAATATGTGCTATAGTTATAAGGTTTCCCATTTTTTTCACAAATTAAATATTTATTAGGTTCTTGTTTCATGCGAGATATAATTAATGGCAAAATTTTTTCATGAATTGGGATTATACGCAGTCCACTTTTGGTTTTAGATTTAGTGATTTTTATATACTTTTGTCTTAGGTAAATATTATCTTTTGTTAAATTTAGAAGCTCACCAACTCTCATTCCTGTATAAATTAGTATTAAAATACTGTCTACTCCTTCAGTATTCAAATTAGACCATAACTTATTTATTTTTTGTCTAGTAAATGGTTTATGTGGACGTTTTTGTTTATTTTTCCCTAAGTTCAAAAGAGTGGCATAATTTTTGTCGCAATATTCCATCATTATTCCGTATTTAAACATAAGACTTAATAACGAACGAACTTTTTTGCAACTACTATAAGATAAACCTCTTTTTTTTAGATTATCTATGATGTCTTGTAAATGATAATATTTTATTTTTTTCAATGGTATTTCATGTAAGGATAAGCAATATTTAAAAGAGATTTTATAATTACTGATAGTAGATTTAGCAGGTTGATATTTGTCTATGTGAGAAGACAACCATCTATAAAATAATTCCTTAAAAGTTATTTGATGTCCATGTAATATCTTTTGTTGCTTTTTGTTATATTCAGCTTGATAAATTTCAGCTTCAACTTGTGTAGTGAAATATTCTATAGGTTTTTGTTTTCCATCTACAGAAACAACAAAAACAAAAGGTCTACGTCTATTTCCACTCAATTTTTTTATACTTCCATATCCATTAGGTTTTTTCATTCTCTATCCGCCTTTTTTAATAATACTTTATAAAAATATTATTAAAGTGGCAAATATATTCATAGAAAGGTGTGTTTATGTATGTCAAATAAAGATTATTTAATTCAATTTAATGAAGATGGTTCTCGTGGTATAACCTATGCGAACAATATCCATTATCAAGTTATTGAACCACAAGAAATCATAGAAATAAATGAAGAAGGAACTAAAATTGTTACAGGTTATACTGATGAAGTAATTATAAACCTTGTAGATGATTTTGATTATCAAAAATGCTTAGATGAAGGCTATGAATGGATTTCTGATAAAATTTATCAAAAATTATTAGGCAATTTTGATGGACAAGAATATATTAAATCTGATGATACTTATATTCCAAAGCCACCATATGAGCCATCTTTAGATGAACTTAAAGAAATTAAACTTAATAAAGCTGGCGAATTGTTTGCACAAAAAAGAGATGCTATTCGTTGGGTAAAAATAGATGATAGTAATACTTATGGTTTTGATTGTGCAAGCGAGGATATAACAAACTTTACTGCTGCTTACATCGGATTATCAAACGATTTAACAAAAAGTGGAACAACGTTTTATAAAGTATGGCTAACTCCAGAAGCAAAAGGAGTAGTTTCATTAAATATGACTCAAATGACTAATGTATATAATGTAGTTAGAAATAGTCAGTTTGAGTCATATGTTTGGTATGAACAGATTAAACAAAAAATAAATGCTTGCCAATCTAAAGAAGATTTAGATGCTATTATTTTAGAATGAAGGTGATAGTTTGGATAAAGACAGTGTAGAAATATTAAAAGAATTACTTATGAGAACAATGAATGGTGTTGAAACTGTGCAAACAGAGCTTACTAGAATTAATACTACTTTAAACGAAAGTATATTAAGTGATAATAAAATGTTAAAAGAAAGGGCAAATAGACACAGACGAGATATTGATGAACTTGAATCTCGTATTAAATCGTTAGAAAATTCAAAAAGATATACAACTAGAATTTTAATTTTTTTAGGTTCAGTTATAACAACTTTTATCATTCCTATAATTGCTATCATTGCATCTTTCTTCTGATTGAGAGGTGAATATAATGTCATGTTTTTCTAAAGCTGATTTAGAAATGGTATTAGTTATTTTGTTTTTGGGTGTAGGTTTAATTCTATCAATTTTTTTTGCTATGGAAAATCTTGCAAGTGCAATTATTGGTGCATTTGCAGGATACCTAGCAAGAACAATTAAAGACAATATGAAAGGCAAAGGTGATGTGTAATGAGTACAGTTTTAAGTAAAAGTCAAATGAAAAAAGTTACATTACAGGAATTAAAACAAATGGCTTTAGATGTTAAATATTCTTTATGGAATCAAGCTGAAGCAAATAATAGAGATGTTAAATTATATGTTCACTGGTCTGCTGGTCGATATTCTCAATTTTGGGACGATTACCATGTGCAAATTGATTATGATGGTTCTATTTATGTTCCTAGAGGTGTTTCTTTAGATACAGTGTTAGCTGCAACTTATATGCGAAATAGTGGCTCTATTGCTTTATGTTTTTTAGGCTGTTTTGATGCTACTACTAATAGTGGTTTAGGAACTAATCCTATTACAGCTCAGCAAGTTGAAGTAATGAGTCAATGTATTTGCGTTTTAGCTGACGCTTTAGATTTAACCATTGATAAAAAACGAGTATTAACTCATGGTGAAGCTGGCGATAATGAAGATGGTGTTTATTGCCATGAACCTTATGGGGTAAAAACAACTGTTGAACGTTGGGATTGTGAATATTTAGGTACACCAGAAAGCTCACATTATAACCCTTATGCTACTGATGGGACTCGTGGTGGAGATGTTTTACGTGGCAAAGCTAATTGGTATCGAGGTCAAAAATTATTACAATAAGGAGTGATGTTATGTATGAAAAAATCAAAACATGGCTCAAAAAAATTAACCCTTGTTATGTCATTATTACTGTTTTGGTCTGTATTATCATTTTCTTGTCCTGCTTATTGTTCCGAAGCAACATATATGATAACGGAAACACAATTAACGACATTAGAACAGAACTTGACAGAATTGAAGAAACAAAATCAGATATTGCAGGAACAGCTGAACAACTCGAACAATCAACTTCAACAATCGAAGGAGGACTTAATGACTTGCAAGACAGAATTGAATCAATCGAAATCTCAAATTCAATCTCTCAAGACGCAAGTAACAAAATTGACGAACTCATTGGAGAGTGCCAATCAATCATTGAGCAAGTTAGAAAACAACATGAGTGATAAAACTCAACATAGTATAGGGATTGGTCTTAACAGTGATGGACAAGTAGCTGGTACAGTTGATATAAAAAATACATGGATATATGTAGATAAAGATGATGTTGCTATTGGAATAAAATATAAATTTTATTTATAAATAACTATGGGAGTTATACTAATAAAGTATAGCTCCCATTTTTTTGTTTATATAACCAAAAATTACAGCTATTTTAAGAGGTTTTCTTTAATAGGTTAATACATTTGTACCTAAAAGAAAAATAAAAGGCTGTAAAAAGAGATTCAGTTAGTAAAAAAAAGGCTTGACAAAAATATTTCAGGGAAGGTAAAATAAAAGATAATTTTTACATATTTAAGGAGTAGTGATTTTATGAAAAAAATTATTATAATTTCTTTTATAGTTTTATTATTTTCATCTACTACAAGTTTTGCTCAAAATAATACTAACGATTTAGTGTCTATAAAAAATATTTCATGTTATACAGGAACAGTATATAATATTCCAATTTATGGTATAAATATAAATTTTAAAAATGAATCTGAAAAAACTATTTCTAAAATAGATTTTGCTGTACTTTTATTTGATGAAAATGGTATGCCAGCATATTTTTTAAATAATAGTTTATATCCAAATGTAATTGAATTGTCTAATAATGATAAAATTAAACCTCAAAGAACAGCAGAAGGCGATTATGGATTAGCTAATTTTTATAATGTTAAGCAAGCTAAAATAATACTTAAAACGATTTATTTTGAAGATAATACATTATGGATTAATGAAAAATTTAACGAAATGATTACTCAAGAAAAAATAAATAGCGAACAAAAAGATTGATTTGTTTATCTTGAATGTGAAAGCAATAAAAAATTATTAAATTTTTATCAACAAAATGGATTTGTTTTATTTGAAAAAATACAATTAATAATAAAGAATTGTTTCAACTAATTAAATTTTTAAAATAGGAGTTATACTAATAAAGTATAGCTCCCATTTTTTTTGTTTATATACATAAAAATCTTAGCCTTTTTAAGAGGTTTTCTTTTAGTGGTTAATATAATTATACCTAAAATAAAAAAAGAAGGCTTATTTTGCCTTCTTTTTTATACATTGAATATTACAGTTAAATAAAATTTTAATTAAAAACCAAATACACCACGTGTTGAGGTTTATCATTAAATAAGATGGAATGAAAGTATTTAACTTTCGTACATTCAATGTTAATATTTATCTTCAAATATATAGTATCACGTTTTTATAAAAAAGTAAATAAAATTTTATAAAAAAATGTATTGGCAAGTGCTACATAGTAGCATATAATTAAAGCATAAGGTGCTACAAAGTAGCAGTTAAAGACATGGAGGAATATAAGATGGATATTAAAAACTTAAAGGAAATTAGAGAACAAAAAGGTTGGACTAGAAAAAATTTAGCTGATAAGTTAGCCGTATCAGTTAAAACAATTCAGGCTTGGGAACAAGGGTTTAGAGTTCCTAGACAATCTACATTAAATATGTTAGATAAACTCTTTAAAGAAGATAATAATGTTACACAGACAGTGTTTAATAATTTTTTCGGTATAGGATTAAGTATGAAACCTGACATTAAAATAGTGCGACTTTATGCAAGTGAGGAGAAATTAAATAATTTTGTAAATTTATTATCTTATTTAAAAGATGGCAGTAAATTAAATGGTTATTCTTTGTTTAAGTTGCAAACAATAGATATTACACCAGAAGATTTATTAGCGAACAATGAAATAGTAAAGTTTAGTCAAATAAAAGACCTTGAGATAACAAAAGTCTATCAAAAAGGTTTGTCAATCAAAGCAATTAAAGAATGTCAATTAAGAGCAAACGTATTGGAGGGTTAAATATGATTGATGTAAAATTTGCAGTTGAAACAAAAGATGGTAATTGGTTTGAAAATATAAATTCTATAGAAGAATGTTTTAGCCATGATGTAAAGAAAATATATGAAACAACCTTTGGGACAAAACAATTATTGATTTATGATAATGGTAATAGTCAATACAATTTTAATTTTATGAATGGTTACTTTACTGTTGAAGCATTGCATCAACTTCAAACATATGATACTAAACATAGCATTATTTATGATTATCATATGGAGCTTATAGCAACTGAAATAGATATAATGTTAGGTAAAGAATGTTGTATTAAAATTGGATTTCCAGTATCATTTAGAAGAGTAAAAGGTAGAAAACCAATCTCTAGTATAGATAGTAAATTATCAGAAAAGACAACATTAAAAAATATCCTCAAAGAATATCATTATTCTCAATTTGATAGTATCTTTTTAGAATTACTTTCACCTGATGATTTATATATGAAATCTCTTATTTTAAAAAGAGATAACGGACTTAATAAAGAAGATATCAAATTCAATCGTATGGTAAAGGGAAAATGTTCTTGTCGTCCATATGGTGCTGACTATAAGTGGTTGGATTATTTACAAACTATAGATTATGAGGAATAGGAGAATGTACAATGAGTATTGAAGTGTTAACTAAAGACGGAAAAATTTATGTAAAAGGTTATTATGATAGCAATTTTATTATCTCTGCCAAACAGATTAATGGTAAATGGCAAAGCCCATATTGGGTTTTTGATGAAGAAAATCAAGACTTAGTAGAGAATATAGTATTAAAATACTATGGATATAAACTTAATGATGAAGAAATAAAAATAGAATATAATCCTGAAGATTTCACAGAAGATAATTATGTAATTGTTGGACAAAAGAGAACCGCTGAAAGAAGAAAAAGACGAACACCTGTAGTTTTCTTTGATACTATAGTCGTATCTGGTGGATTTAATGAATGGAGTGGTTCAGAAAAAAATCCACAATTAGGAACAGATGAAGGAACTATTTTAAGAACTACAGTATCTAAGACATTCATTAACACGTTAACAGATGAAGATAAATCTAAAATTAAAATAATCAATAAAGTTAGCAGAGATGAATTGTTAAAAAGGAAAAAGGAATTAGAGGAATGCTTAGCAAAGATAAATGAGCAGTTAAGAGAGTTGGACAAAGAATGAGTAACAAATTCAATGGTGAACAATATATTGGAAGAAAATTTGGAAGATTAGAAGTTATTAGTGTTGACAAAAATAAACGTTGGAATGTAATATGTAAGTGTAAATGTGGAAATATAAAATCTATAAAAATATATAGCTTACTTAATGGAGCAACTGCTTCTTGTGGTTGCTTACATAAAGAAAGCGTATATAATAAATTAATACCTTTAAAAGAAAAATACAGTCCAGAAGCCATACGAAAACAAAATATAACAAGGATAAAAAATAATAAAATTGTCAGTCGCAATAAAACTGGAGTTATCGGTGTCTGCTATTTAGATAATTTATGTATATATAGAGCATATATAAACATTAATGGTAAACGTATATATCTTGGTGATTTTGATACATTAGATGAAGCCACTGTTGTTCGCAAAAATGCTGAAAAAAAAGCTTTACAAATACTTGAAAATGAACGTTTGTATTATTCAAGTAAAAAAACTCAACTAAAAAGAGAATTACTAAACATTTAGGAGTATTTATTAATGAAGTAGATGCTATTAAAGCTCGTGAAAAAGCTGAACAGGAAATTATTCAAGATATAAAACAGGAGAAATTAAATAAATAGCGAATAATATTTTATATATAATTTTAAGGACTAACCATTTAGGCTAGTCCTTATTTTTATATTCTTATGCAATTAAATGTTTATCTTTTAATGCAACAATAGTATCTTCATATTGAGTTAACATATTATATACATATAGTTGTCCTTTTGGTGTAATAGCTACTTTAACCACAATATCACGTTCACTTGCAATACTTTCTTTTGTTTCAAATAATCCTAATCTAATAGCTTTTTGTGTAGGCTGGTTATATTCGCTAGGGATAGACATTAATAATTCTCTATCTCTCAACCAATCAAATAATTTATTTCTGCCAATGCCAGTTTTTCTGTATACAATTTTTGCGAATGTTCCAATAGGTAAATTTGTTTTGCATTGTGTAATGGCATCTGCAAATTCAGCTTTAGGCTTAGCTTTATTTAACTCTTCCTGTGTTTTTTCATTAATTTCAATTTGTTCTAATAAAGCTTGTACAGCTTCTTTATAGCTAGTTGGTAAATTATATCTAGGTACAGTATATGAACCTGTAGTACGAATTGTTTCTAATACCTCATATACCCAATCATAAAACGCATTTGCTTTTGGTTGCTTACTGTAGCGACAAATCTCATAAACACCACGAGAATTATATACAGTTGTATCATATTTTTTACCATCAGTACCGTTCAATTTGAACGATACTGCAAATTTATTTAAACGTTCTTTGTTTCTTCTATGAATTGTTCTAATAGAATCGTTTGGGTTTTTATATTCTAATGCTCTACCAATTTGTTCTCTTGTCATGAAAACATCATTATTTTCATCTCTATAAAAATCTACAAGCACACCATTAAATTTTTCCTGTTTACATAAAGCTAAATCCATATTTTATCATTCTCCTTTATACTTAAACAATTTTTCTACTCTTTCAAGTCCACTTTTTCCCTTTGAATTATTTAGTGTTGTAACTATGTTCTTTTCCCAAATACATTCAAAGTCATTTGGTGCATTATACTCACTAACAAAAACAAGATGTCCCTCTCTATGTTTTTCTCTACACCATTGCCAAAACTCATCATGGTTAAAATCACCTGTTGTATATTTAGTTGCTGAAGCATATGGTGGATCACAATAAATTAGACTATTTGATGGAATGTTTAAGTTTTTATAATCTGAATAAACAAACTCAACATCTTTTATTTTTTCTGCTTGTCTTGTTATATTTTTATACGCTTCTAAAATATAATTTCTTTCAAGGTTTCCTCCTACATATCCACCAAAAAATTTACCTCTAAAAGAACAAACTCCTATTCCTACCCAACCTACATATTCATCAGGGAATTTGTCTTTATTTAATCTGCAAAATGTAGCTTCCTCTTTAGATATATTAATTGATGGATTATATCCTTGCTGGAGAGCTTGCCATAAAGCTATAAGATATTTATTATTATCGCCACCAATTCTTTTCCCTTTTACTTTATCTATAACATTTGCTCCACCCACAAAAGGCTCAACCCATGTCATATTAGGTTTTCTTTCTTTTTCCATAATTGGGATAATATATTTTGCTATCTTAGCTTTGCTACCCATATATTTCAATAGGTTATTGCTCTCCTATGTTATTAACGATTGATGTATATAATCTTTTTACAAAATGATGGTCGGTTAAAATTTTACTAGAGTTGTATTCAGCCATAAGACTAAACATTTCTTTTAAAAACTCTAAAATCAATGGATGCATGGCTATAGATTTATTGTTATATTTATGTTCTAAAAACCATTTATATTCAATTTTATAGCTAAAATCATCTTTAAAATAAATTCTACCAGCAGCCAAATAATCACAAATTAATTCTAAAGCATAGTTAAATGGCATTATTAGTGGTTTTCCGCCTTTATCAAACTCATCTTGCCAATATTCATAATGGTGTTTATTATGATGGCAATGATGTAATTTAGCTAATGAATATCCATTTACTCGTTTACTTTCTTTTAAAGGACTTATTCCTTCTTTATAATATTGAATAGCTTCAATAAATTCTGTTGGTGAGAATTTACTTAAATCGTGCGTTAAGCCTTGAATTGGTATTCCTGCTTTACAAGCATAATGGAACACCAATTTTTTATGTTCTACTATATTTTTCGTATGATTAATAATATTATTTATCAACAATAGAAATCAATCTCCTTTATAAATTAAGTAATATATAATAAGCTGTTTCGCTACTAGGAATAAGTAATGTTACAAGCACTAAAATTACCCCTGTAATGTTATATTTAAATGTTTTTACGCTTTTTTTATCGTTTTTTTCTATTATTTTTTCTATATTTACATTTTCGTTTTTAAATACTGTATTATATTCCATTACTTTTTTAATATCAATTATTGACGTTAATGACCATAATGCTGAGATAAAACATAACAATGAACAACCGCCTGTTAAGAACTTTATACTCCCTATAACTTGAGCTAAGTAATATATATATGGGTTAGCTACTACGTCCAAAAATAAAACCTCTTTCCTATTAATTGAATGAATATTCTGTTATCTTTTAGCGGATTATAATATAATCAGTATCTAAAACATTCATTATATTCTTGTATAGTTATAATTCTTGATACCAAACCAACAGCCTTTTTTATTTTTTTACATACAGCAGACTGTGTAACATTTAATTCTGCTGCCACTTGTGTTTGAGTTCTTTTCTTTACAGCTATTTGTACCATTATCCACCATAATTCTTGAGGTATATTATGTTTTATTCTTTGTAAAATACCAATAATCTCTTGCATTTTCTCTTTTTCACATAAAATTTCTTCTGGTGAACGCATAGTACAATAATCTTGACTAAGTTTATTTATTAATCTTTCTTGTCTAGCATCTTGGTTTCTATTTAAACTTTGCATATCATTATTTAATTTTGTTTGCAAAGCAAATATATCAAGCTTACCTTCTGCAAAATCAGCAATTAATTTTTCTATGTTATTTATGATAAATGCACCTTCCCATCTTGTTTACTCATTAAATCTCGTCTTAATTTTGAACTCCAATGGTCTTTACTAACTTTAATACATTTATCAAATAAAAATTTAGTACAGAAAATTTTACCACAAGGGATTGTTCTTGTTGTTTTTAAGTATTCTTCTTTTACTTCTTTTGTAGAAGTTTCGTATAGAACGTCTTTAGAATTTTGTTTTAAGTAATCCATAATTTCTGGAATTGGGTTCTCTTTCTCACTCATAATTCCAACTCTATACATATACCCTTCGTTGTTAAAATCAACTAAAAAATAATGATACATCATACGTCTGTAGAACCAAATCCTCCTTTGCGGACTTGTAAAACGGGTAAATCATCATTAGTTTTTAAATATTTTACAAAAATCCCTTGTGCAATGCGTTCACCAAATGGGATAAGAACTGGTGTATTAGATAAATTAAGTAAAGGTATCATAAAATGACCTTCATTGCCTGTGTTATTATAGTAATCAGAGTCAATCACTCCAAAACCGCTTGGAATGATGCAATTATATTTTTTATATAAAGAGCTTCTTGCGACTAATTGTAAGTATTCATCTTTATTTAATTTAACTTTTAATCCTGTAGGAATGTTTTTACATTCCATAGGATTAATTATAGTTGCTCCATATGCTTTAATGTCATATCCAGCAGATTTTTCTGTTGCTCTTTGTGGCAAGTCTGCTGTACTACCTTTAATTCTTTCAAATTTTCTCATATAATCTCCTTAATAATTTATTTTTTGGTGCTATTTTTATTCATTTCTTCAATTCTTTCATCTGCTCTTTTTGATGTTTTACATAATGCAAATATAAACAGATAAATCCCAAATAATATACATATATAAATCATTGTTGTTCTTCTTTAAGTTTTAAATGAATGTTAATTTTTTCTCTTTGTTTAGGATTGAGTAATAACGCAATTCCAAACAAAAACATAAGAGGTACAGCAAAAGCTACTGCAATAATTATTAACGGAATATACAATACAATTCCGATAGCTAAAGTCAATAATAATAAAATATCTGATACAAAATTTTTCATTTACATTCTCCTTACCAATCGTTGCTACTAGAGTAATCAAAACTAGAATCATTAGAACTGCTATAACTATCATAGTTACTAGAACTATAAGAGTTATCATTATTTACGCTATTATCATAGTCATCATCATAAGCATTAACACATGGGCTGTTATTATAGTAATCTTCATCATTATAATCGTCATAAGAAGATGCTGTATAATTTTCTTGATAGCGGTTATTACTATTTTCTGTCAAAAGCATTGTGATATCTTCAGGTAATACATAAGGGTAAGGATAACCATTTTCCCCTCTAATCTGAACATATCCTTTTTTAAAGCCTGTGATAGTTCCTCTTTTTAAATATTTAGTTACAATACCAACATAAAACATTACTTTATCATCAACATCTACTTCAGTTTTTAAATGTTTTAACCACAAAATATATCACTCCTTATTTATTTATAGGGGAGCAAATCTCCCCTATTTTTATTCACACTTACTCCATGAGCATTGAGTACAAGAAATACAGTTTCCTTCAGCACGAATTTCAGCACCACATTCAGGGCATTTTTTACGTACTCTTTCTTCGTGTACTTCAACTGTTTGTTTAGGTTGCTTAATATTTGTTTTTTCTTTAAAATCACCATTAAATTCAGCAATAGCTTCTTGTAAACTTTCAGCAATAGCATTACCGCAGGAGAGAGAAATATTTTTTCTGCCTTGTCCTCTTAATGTTTTGCAAGCAGGGCATTTTTGTTCTTTTAGTTCTTCTATTAATTTTTCTGGTTTAACTCCACAACGTAAAGCCAGTGAAGATAAACGAACTATTGTTGCAATATTAGCACTACAACCACCTGTAACACTTGCAAATACTTCAAAAGGTTTTCCATCTTTAAAAGTAATTGTAGGGTACAATTTAGAGCAAGCGGATTGCTTTTTATAAGTTAATGATGGTAGACTACCCATTGTATCTCTTTTCATAGGCACAATTTCTCCAAAATTATTATCAAAATCTTCTGATTTTTTCTTAGGGTTTAATATGGATAAACGCATACAGCCATCTCTAAATACTGTAATTCCTTTTAATCTAGCTTCCCATGCCATCATATAGATATTAAAAATATCTTCTGGTGTGGCATTTTCAGGCAAATTAATTGTAGAACTAATAGCATTATCAATATTATCTTGCACAGAACGTTGCATTTCTATTCTTTCTGAGCAAGGAATTTTATCTGCTTCTACAATGTAAGGAAATTTCTTTTTAATTTCCTCATTTGTAAGCGTTAGCGGTAAATTATGATATTCTAATAACTCTTTAATAGAAGTTGGGAATACTCTAAAGGTTTCACCTTTTCCTTCTAATGAATGAGTAGTTCGTTCATAAGATACTTTAAACATTGGCTCAATTCCACCAGAAAAACCACCAGCTAATAAAGAAATTGTCCCTGTTGGTGCAATGCTAATTAAAGAACCATTAGCAAGACCATTTTCTTCAATGTATTCATATAGACCTTTATACATCAAAGCACCTTTTAAAATTTTAAACATTTTTGATTTCTTTGTTTTTTCCCAGTCATACTTTCCAAAAGTCCCATATGTTTGTGCTAAAGTGGCACTATAATCTAGTGCTTTCATCATCATTATTTGAGCTATCGAATACAATAATTCTTGTGCATCTTGTGAACCATATCTAATACCTAGAGCAATTAAAGCATCTGCTAAGCCAAAGAATCCTAACCCAATATTTCGCCAATCATCAATAGCTTGTTTATTTGCTTCTAGTGGCTGTTTATCTCTACCATAATCTAAAACTTGGTTTAAAGCATCTACTCCAATATTTACTAGGTTATTAAATTTTTCAAAATTAAATTCAGCGTTTGGAGAAAATTTATTATCTACGCAATTATAAAGATTAATAGAGCCTAAGCAACAAGCTGTATATGCACTACCAAGAAATTCACTGCAAGGGTTAGAAATTTCAATCTTATAATCATCATATCCAGATAGCAAGTTATTATTTCTAATAGTATCAATAAACATTGCCCCTGGGTCGCCATAGTCCCAATTAACTTTACAAAATCTTTTGAAAAATTCTCTGGCATTAATTCTTTTTTTTATTGTTTCCTCTGTTTCTGGCACAAAAAACGAGCAAGTATAATCTTTTCCATCTCGTACAGCTTGCATAAATTCATCTGTAAATAAAATAGAAATATTCATATGCTCTAACTTATGGTTTGTTTCCTTAATATGAAGAAATTCTTCAATATCAGGGTGAGAGCAATTTAATCCAATCATTATTGCTGCCATTTTGGACTATATCTTACAAAATATTTTGCTTGGATACTATTGAAGTCTTATTGTTTTCCTCAACTTCTAGTCTCTACACCTTCTATTGACTTGTTATGTTCAATAGCTCGGCTCGGTATTGACCTTTTATGGCTTTCACCGAATTCTTCCAATTTAAGACGCACAGCTTTAAATTTATTGTATTTATGTTTTAATGGAATAAAAGATGTATCTTGATACAACCAAGATAAAAAACTTAACACATTTTTTATTGAATTAAAATCTAAAATATAACAACGTTCTTTGCTTTTAATTCTAACACTAGATGCTATGTTTAGTTTATCTAATAAAAACTTTTGTAGTCCTGTTAAACATTTTAAATGATGAGTAAATTGTATTTTAACCCATAGTCTACATCTATCTTTACGAACTCCAAAAGAAAAACAACCATCTGCATCAAATAAACCTCTCACTAAATAAGGCATGAGTTCTTCTTTTACTCTAGGAAAATGTCTTTCAGGTTTTAATCTTCCACCTAATACCATTTTTATTTTAGGTATTTTTTTTATTACACTCACATGAGGAAATAATCTTTTCTTTTTATTAAAGGTTTTATCTTCTTTAATTTTTCCATTTATAATTTTAGATAAAATTTCAATAGTATCTTTATGCGTTGTTGCTTGGGTTATTTCAACTACTTCATTATCAGAAATAAAACCATCTCCTAGAATAAACCCTACAAGATACGCTTTTTCTTTAGAATTTATTGGTGATAAAAAATTAGTTGGTAAAATTTCATTTTTAAAATTACAACTAAATTTATTTAAATTATGTTTTGAAATCCAATAACCAACATTACTTTTACTTATACCAGTTATACAAGCTATTTCTCTATGAGTTTTACCTTCTTGTAACAGTTTTTCTAATATATCTTTTTCCATTAATAAATTCTCCTACTCTATCATTTTCAAAGAATAACACAATGTAGTTTACGTCTACCGTTTTGACCAATTACACTTCCCGTTGTATTAAACAATTCCAAGAAGCTTGTTGCTCCGCTAGTTGTTTTAGCGGTGTTATTTACTTTAGCATCTTTTGGTCGCAAATTAGAAATATTTATTCCACAGCCACCACCTCGACTAAATGTTTTAGCCATTTCAGCTTGTGTTTTATAGATGCTTTCAATATTATCTTCTGGTGAAGGTAGTACATAGCAGTTCATTGGTGTTGCACTAATATTGTCTTTTTCCAATCCAGCAGAATTTAAAATTCTACCAGCAGGAAAAAAATCCCCATCAATCAAAGCCTGCTTGATTTCATTTTGGTTTCTGGAAAATATACTGCATACCCTATTTACAAAACCTTCAAAATCTTCATTTTCTTTGAAATATTTTCTTTTCAATATTTCTTTAGATACCATGTTTTCATACCATTTTTTATTAATAATTATCAACCTTCTTTCTTTTTCCTATCCGCTACATTCTCTATATTAACATCACTCTAGCTCTTTGCAAGAGGTTTTGTTAAAAAAATCCATTTATCTTTTTCAGGATTAAAAACTCTTATTTTTAACTCTATTCGAGGATTGTTTTTATCCACTTCCCAATCAATCCATCTTATAAGCAAATAACAGTCATTATCTAAAACAATTCCTTCTAGTGCATCACATAAATTTTTGTCCAGATTATTTGTATCTCTTGTCCTATAATCTTTCCAATAAACTTTAGCTTCTGCAACAATCTTTGTTAATTCTGTTTTAGACCAACCTTGAATAAGCACTTCTTGTTTTATAATCTGTTCTACTGTTTTAAACCACTGTTTAGCTTCTTTATTCAATATTTTTATTCCATTTCTAGTGGTTATATAACAATGGTTTACAGACTTTCCTATTGGCAATATTAATTGTAGCTCTCTACCCAACATCTCCTTTGTAGGAGTAACAGGTTCTTTCAACCTATTACTCCTTATCAATAATTTTAACTTTAATTACAGGACAATCATTTTCATAAAATGTTACAGCTAAAGATAACACTTTATTTTTTGTATCGAACGAAATGCAACTTGTTTCAAAATCAAGAGCTAATCCGTTTATATCTAACGAACAACCTATATTATCATCTACACATATTTCAGCATATCCATATTGTACAATAATTATTGATAAAGGTCGTTTTTCTTTTACTTCTTTAAAAATTTTGTTTATTTTTTGAGATAACTTATATAAATCTGTATCACAATCAAATACATAATATTTAGTTTCTTCCATTCACATCACTCCTTATTCTCTAGGATTTATTGTTTCACCATTTACAGCTACTACTAACCATTCTGCATATCGTTTTATTTTAGCAGCTTCTTTTTGTGTATCATCTTTTCTGCCAAATCGAAGTGCATATTTAATAATATTACCTCTTAAAAAACCTATAAGCTCATCATTAGTCATATTAGCTTGCATAACTTCTATTGGTTGATGCTCACTTTTATAATGTTCATCATAATGTTCTTCCATTTTTTCACCTCGCTAATCTTTCAACATATCTTTTATACCAGACACTATAAAAACAACAGCAAATGCTGTAAAAGAAACACCTATTGTAACAGCACATGAAGCTAAAATTGTTATAAATATATCCATTTTTTCACCTCATTATTAAAAAAAATCCTTAATCAATTCTTTAAGAAACCATACTGTAAAACCAAGAACAAATATTGCTCCACAAACACATACTATTGACATACTTGTCATAAAAACTAATTCTAATATTTCCATGTTTCACCTTAAATTAATATCTAAACATATCTTTTATAGACTGTACCATTAATGATGTAAATAAACCTATTGAACATAAACAGCCTGAAATAATTGCAAGATTAATCATAAAATCAACTAAAATATCCATTATTTACCTTTCATTTCGTCATATGTTTCAATTAAAGTACACCATTCTGTTTTCTTTTGACGTGGTATTTTTATAATGATTAGGTCATCTCTAACAAAATCAGAACCAAATCCCATTACACTCGTTTTTATGCCACTTTTACATATTGTAGAATAATGTGCATGATAACAACTATTTTTATATTTAACTTTAATCGTATCTCCTACTAATAATTCTTCACCAAATTCATCTTTTAAATCAGTTTTATCACCTATATAACCTTCAAATTCGTTTAAGTCATGAGGAGAGAAACAGTTCCCACATACAAAAGGTCTAAAACATTTTCGTTCGTCTTTTGTTTGTTGTTTTATTTGTTCATTTTCTAATCTTTGTAACGCAATACCAAGACCAACGTGAATATTAAATTTATCATCAGGATTACATTTTGCTGTTGCTGTAATACCATTCATATCTTCAACTTCTACACATTTACCATTTACTCTAATTGTGAGTTTTTCGTGTTCATTTTGTTTCATATTGTTACCCCTTAATCATTTTTAACATTTTTTTAAATTTGTTTTCTTCTTTAGCTCTCACTTGAGCAACATAATACAATTCTTGAAAAATTTCATTGCTAATTATAGAGTGCTTTTTATTACTATCAGTCAAAATCCAATCACCTACATTAGCAGTCATGATGCCATTAGGTGTTTTTACTTCAGTTCTTTCTTCAACTTGTTTAGCTTCTACAATAGCATTAGCAGGTACATAATATTTTTCTTTCAATTTGAGCTTTCCTCCCCTAGTTTGTCTAATTCATTCCAAAACTTAGCACCCTCTTTATTAAATTCAAGTGTTGGTAAAAATGTATTATATTTATGCTCTTTATCTATCATTTGTTTTAAACAATCATTTTCATCAACAAAGACAATGTGTTTATCAGGAAATTCAATTAGAAATCCATTAGTTATTTTAGGTTTGCGACCTGTTCGATAGCTAAACACATCACCTTTTTCGTATAAGCGATTTTTATTGCCATCAATAATAAATCCTTCTTTTACTTTAACGTTCACTATATAAAACTGTGTTTGTTCCATAATACTCACCTTTATTTAAACTCAATAGGAATCCATAATGCTTCTTCATCACAAATTTCTTTTGGGCTAAATCGTGCATACCATGCTGTAGGCTCACCATTTAAAAGGAACACACTGTATGTTACATATCCAGTTAATTTATCGCCTTCAACTGTTTCTGCTTCAACTGTTGGTTGTTCAATAAAGCTTTGATATATATATTCCTCATCTTTATCCTCTATAGTATGAGCTTCAAACTTATTAAAAACAGAAATACCATAACCTTCTCTACCATAAATAGGTTTAGCAATAACTTTTTCAGATAAATTTAATCTTTTATCTGTTGAAGTAAGTGGTATCATACGATATATAGCTAACAGTTCTTCTCTTGTATAAAACCCAAAGCGATTATCAAAATTTGTCATTATTGCAAATAATCTTTTATCTTGCATAATAATTGCTTCAGGAGAATTTACTAAAACCACTTTACCTTCATTATGCAATTCTATAAGCTTTCTACCTACTGGATATCCGTCATCAGATACATCTTCCATAAGCATTTCTACAGGGTGCAAACGATAAAGAATATCTATTTTTTTACCAGAAAAATACACACCATCATCAAATATTTCTAAATCGCTTAAAGAAACAAGTTCTGATTTTAATTCAGGAAAATAACGTTTTAAGTTCTCATGTAAGTATTTAGCATTATACCAATCTTCTTGATATTCTTTATTAGCTGCAAATACAAAAAAGTCATCATTATTTGTACTTAATCGAGCAAACACTTGTGCTAATTCACCATTTATATATTGTTTGGATTCTTCATCTTTTGTATATATAAAATTCCCATAAAATGATTCTGGAATCGCACATGGGGTATCTGCATTAATTTCAACTAATTTAAAATTATTAAATACATCTTTTACAAAATCCATACGAGCCAAATGTGCAGTGCAATCAAATTTAGAAGCAATAAAGTTAAACTTTTCAAATTCTGGTAAATTGCGAACACATTTAACTGTTTTATTCATAGCATTAAATATAATTTTGGCTTTATTTTCAACATATTCTTTTTCTTCTTTTGAAATAGAAATTGCTGTTTTAGTTGGATAGCTGTATTTCCATTCTGGTTCTTTAATGTAAGGGATAATATCTCTATCAATATCATCAACCCAATTATTTTTAGCAACTTTTACTTCTGTTTTTGTTTGTGTTTTAAAAGGTATATTCATTCCTAGTTTCATTAGCTACTTGCTCCTCCTCTTGCACCTGCACTGCCAATTCCTGTTTTTCCTGTAGATACACTTTTATTTGTACCAATACTAGGTGTTGTAGATTTTGGTGTTGTAATATTTGTTGCTCCATTGCTTGCTTTAGGTACAGGAGCAACAGTAGAAGAACTGCTTTTTTCTTCTTTCTTTTCTGTTGGTGCAACATTATTTTTTACATCTTTTACATTATTTTTTGTGTCTGGTTTAGTTTCTTTAGTAGTAGTTTTTGTAGAAGTGCTACTTTTTGTACTACTAGAGTTATATTTTTCAGAAAAACTGCTTCCCCAAATAGCATTGCCAATCATATTACCAAGCATTGTACCAGCAGCAACCCCTATCATGGTATTAAAAAAACTTGACTCATGAGTTGTTACAACTACATTTCCATTAGCTGTTTCAGTAACTTCAGGTTGGTTTCCACAGCCTATTAAAGCTGTAGAACCAATCATGACTGACATTATAATTGCCATAACTTTTTTTGAATGTTTTTTTAGTTTCATTTTTTACTCCTTATGTCTATTACAAAAACATATACCTAAGATTATTAATATAAATACAAGTAATATGCTTCCCATTATAAAATTACCACTCCACATTCTTCACGATAACCGCAATTTTTACATAAACCACAGCCAGCTTCAGCTCGGTTAAACACATTTGCGTCAATCATTTTTTCAGTGTCATTACATTCACTCTCAATGTATTTAATATAATTCATGTCTACAGGAATAATATGCTTTTCCCAACCTGCTACATAATCTTGTTTGTTTTTTGTTCTCCATTTAACAGCAATAGTAGCTACTTCTTTTGGGAAAGCTCCTGTTTCAAGCAAATAGTGCCATGCGTAAATACTCATGTTTCCAATATATTTTGCAGTAGTAGCACGTTTACCAAGCTTATAATCGTAAATGCAATCATCTTCGGTTAGAAGGTCAATATATCCCAATACAGGAAGCTTATTTTTCCCTCTGTCAATTAAAAATTGACATTCTACTTTAGCTGGTTTAATATCTTTAAATGTTTTAAAGAATAAATCTAATGCAACTGCTCCTTGCTCTCTAAGTTGTTCATAAGTATCAGTTCCCCAAACAGTTATTTCTTTATAATGATTGTCGAAATATTCGTTAAATTTATCAATCACTTCTTTTAAAATAACAGGTTTATTCTCAATTTTACATTTTCCCCAATATTCTAAAGCAGAATGGATTGCTAAACCAAAGATTGTTTTTGAATATTGTGTATTATTTTCCATACCTAATATTTTTCTGAAATAAACTTGTCTGCCACAAGTTTTCATACTCATAATCGTTGATGCACTTAAGTGAGTAATTTTACCAGTCGTGGATTTACCACGTTCAATTTTATTTTCTATAATTATCACTCTCCAATTCTTTGTTTCGCAATATTAAAATAATTTTTATCTAATTCAATGCCTATAAAGTTGCGATTTAAGTTTTTACAAGCAACACCTGTCGAACCACTGCCCATTGCAAAATCCAACACATAATCTCCTTCATTTGTATATGTTTTAATTAAATCTTCTAATAATAATACAGGTTTTTGTGTTGGGTGAAACCCTTTCTCTTTATTAGAGATTGTATATTTTAATATATTAGATTTATATTTTTTATTATTTGGTAAATTAAATATGGGTTTTATGTTTAGTTTTTGTATTTCATTATAATTTTTAAACCAAGCCTGTTGTTTTAAATTATATAAAGAGCATAATTTATCATAACTTTTTTTTGAACATAATTTAAATTGATGTGATTTTATATAAAAACTATGCTCAACACTTCTATTTCCTATATCTAAATTAATTTGATGAAGTGATTTACCAATACAATTTAATATTTTTTCAAAATATGCTCTTAATGGGTTTTCATTATAAATATCATATTTTCTTCTAAAAACTAAAACATCTTCAAAATAGTTGAGTGGTGCTTTTTTTGCCATCAAACTATTGGCATGGTGTTTTTTTTCATATATATATCTATAACAAAAATTAATATTATATTGTTTTTTACTATTACATATTAATTCTGTTGTAAATGGATCTTGAGCGAAAATTATTAATGAACCTTGCTCAATTAATAATTTTTCGCATTTATCAAACATAGCTTGTATATCAATTTTATTATCCCATTCTGTCTTACCACTTAATCCATGATTAACATTTTTTATTCCTTTTATAGTTCCGTAAGGTGGATCAACAATAATAGATTGTATTTTTTGATTTTTTTTTATTAATTGATCCATTATTTCTAAGCAATCACCATTATATAATTGAATATCGCTTATAATTATCACTCTCCAATTTTAATATTTGAATACCTCATTTAATCCAATAATGGTTTAACATAAACATCATAATTATCTAGTAAAAATGGTAAAGTAGGAGCTAATCCACAAGACCTTTCTCCTTCTGAACAATACCCTTTTTTACAACTAGCACCTGCATTTTTAAATAAAATAGGTGCAACTTTTTGTACTTCAACAAGCATTAAATTAGCCAGTTGACGAATTTCCCATTGAGCATGAGTACAGCAACGAAGTGAAAAGAAGTTAAATAATGAACGTGCGTTCATGGTAACAATAATTTTTGTTTCTGTTGCATTAGGAAGTACATACCTAGCATCTTCTTTAGGAATATCCATACTTGCTAATTCGTTATAAGCTTGACGAATTGTACACATTAAATTCTCAAATTTTTCTTTAGCTTGACTATCTCTAGCGATTGATGGTGGAATAATATATTCAAAATTATTTTCACTCACATAACGTTGAGATTTTTGAGAATATGATGCAATTCTGTGTCTTACTAATTGATGGGTAAGTGTACGAGAAACACCTTCAATAGCAAACGTAAAAGAAACGTGTTCTAGTGGTGATTCATGTCCCATTCCTTTTAATTTATCAATAAATTTTTCGGTATCATTTCCTGTTAATACCCCTGTTATTAAGCCATCTACATCACTTTTACTGTAACAAAGTTTAGCAGCAATAGATACGACTTTTTCTGGCTCAGGAGTATGACTAATTAATTTACATTTAATCATATTTTTTCTCCTTTATAAATTAATCCAATCTACAGTTGGCTCACCTTTAAAACCTTTTTCCCAAACGAACCAAGCATACGCTTGAGCATTTGATTTTCTATATTTTTCAAAATCACCATTTTTAGCACAAGACAGTCTGCCGCTTGCAACATAAATTTTCTTCGGTGGATTTTCTTTAAAAAAGCGTCCTCTTTCTTTTCCTTCTAAAAATAAAACTCTTAAAAACAACGCTACTTTATTACCATTAGGAATAATATCCAGTGCGTGTTTTAGAAATGGCAAAGCTATTTTATAAGGCGGATTAGTAACAATGTCCATATCACTATGTTTTATATTAAAAAAATCTTGTACTTTTCCATAACCTCTATCAATAAGGTCGAAACTAGATACATTATAACCATGTTTTTGTAGTACTTCGGAAATATGTCCTCCACCACAGGCAGGTTCTAATACAGCTTTAGTAAAAGTTTCTTTTTCGAGCAACAGTTCAACTGCTTTTGGTTCAGTTGCATAATAGTCATTGGCTTCTCTTTCGCCTTCACTATGATTAGACGCTCCTAGTGTTACATATACATCATGTGCTTTATTTTTCAGTCTAATTCACTTCTTTCTTCTTGTTCTTTTAACATCACCAATCTGCTTGTATCGGTGTTATAAGTTAATTGGAAATATAACTTGTCCCTTTTTAATTTTCTATGTTTTAAAATTTTAAGTCTTGTTATATTTTTCCAATTTTCTTTAGAAATCTCACTCATTCCTGGAGTCTTTTCTGGTCGCCATAAACCTAAAATAGTTGTAGACGCATTGCCTAAAGAAGCACTACCAGAAATATCTGTTTGCATAGGTTCTCTAATTCTACCTTTTTCAATAACCTGAGAAGCTTTATTTAATTGGGCTAATATAATTAAGCAAACATTATGGTTTTTAGCAAGAGGTATTAATCCATCTGCATTTTTAGATTGTTGTTCAACTGTAGTATTGTTTCTCAACAAACCAAAATGGTCAATAGCAACTATATCTAGTGGTTCATCTACAAAAATATTAGTTTTAGCGATTTTTATACGTTCATCAATATCAGCTAAAGATAATACTTTGTCATTTATTTGTAATCTAGTTCCTATTTTATTTATATAATTATTAGCTTCTAAAGGGTGTTCTAATATAAATTGTTTTATTTTCCATCTAGGTTGCTGAAGCAATTTTGCAAGAATTATTTCAGACACGTCCTCTTTAGACATTTCAAGAGAGAAAAATAAAATTCTTTTTTGTTGAACTATGCTTAAGTTTAACAATAGTTCTATTAAAAAGTCTGTTTTACCTGTATTTGAAGGTGCAGCAATAGTAGTAATCTGTTTTTTATAAAGGTTAATTGCACCATCAAGCTCTTCATAACCTGTATTTAGTTCATTATTTTCTTCAGTAATTAAGCTAGAAGTAGCATTAGCTAAGGAAGAAAATTCATTTAAAACTTCATCAATACTTTCTTCTTTTACAGATAAAAACTCTTTAATAACATCTAATGGTTTTTTCCATTCTTTAGATAAATATTCTGCAATAGATAATCTAACTAAAGGATCTTTAACAGTAGATACAAGCTCCATAATTTTCTTTTTCTGAACATCAAGCCCTTTATTTTGCTTAAGAATAAATTCAGCTAAAAAAAAGTTGATATCTTTTACTACTTGTTTTTTAATATCTTTTTTTGCGACATGAAGTTCATTCAAATCCTTGTATCCATCTTCTATTTGCATTACTTCTACTAGTAAATTAGAAGCATGAGTTCTAAATAATTCTTTAGCTCTATTAATAAATTTATCTGCTCTATTGTCATTGTCTGGTACTAAAACTATTTTTATTTCACGTCTACCAATAATTTGTTTTATTAATTTAACGTGGTCAGCAGTTAAAGTAATACCACAATAAGCAACACAAGCTAAGCCTTGTTCATCAGCAGATATCATATCAAAATACCCTTCGCACACATATAAGGTATCATTTTGTTTTAATCTTTCTATTGCAAAGTTAATACCATACAGATATTTTCCTTTTTCAAACAATGGTGGATTATTTTTCCCATTTTTATATTTAACTTTATTCTCAAAATATCGGTAACCAAAACAAACTAATCTACCATATTCATCAAACATAGGAATTGTAACAGCCTTAGATTTTTCGCTGTATCCTAGTCTGAATTTTTTGACAGTTTCCTCGCTAAAACCTCTACTTTGCATTAAATACTCAATAACACTATCTACTTTATTTTCGTATGCTTTTGATTGAAGTTCTTTTTTATCAACCAAATTTTGTTCTTGAATATAGTCATCATCTAAAGGTAAAGAAAAATCATTCGCCAATTCTTTTACTGCAATAGCAAATGGGATATTATCTTTTTCCATTTTATAGTTAATAATATCTCCACTAGCATGGCAAGCAAAACAATAAAACTTATTATCATCAAAAATGGCAAATGATGTTTCGTTATCGCCTCCATGTACAGGACAACAACAACGATAAGTTCCATCACTTTTTCTTATAGCTTCAGGAATGTATTCAACCATAGGCTTTTGCCTTAATACATCAACAACACTCATGTATTATACATTTCTCCTATTCAATTTTAATATTTGGGAAATCACTTACTTTAACTTCTGCATGTTGAAAAGACGGGAAATCTTGTTTAAGAAAATCTCGTAGATTAGTTGAATATTCTAATTTATTGATATCATCTACAGATAATGTATCTTTTAGTAATTCTAAAAAATTTGGTTGTTCCCTTAATACTTGATACAAAGATATAGCTAAATCCCAAATTTTATCATTTTCATCATCACTGTTTTCCTCATCATCATCTTCTAAATAATCATAACAATCATCAGATTCATATTCATGAAGTTTTTCTTTTAACTCAATATTTTCTTCCATAAGTTTTTTATACATTTCTAATGTTACTAGATTATTTTTATCTTTAGATTTTAATGCTTCGTTTTCTATTTTTAGCATTAAATTTTCAGTACGTAAATCATCTTTATTTAGGTTTAAATTATCTTCATTCATAGATTTTCACTTTAACCTTTCTTTTGCCTAATTTATAGGCAGTATGTTTATCATTAACAAATACATCAATTTTATTATTATATCCACCACCAAACCTATCCTCTACTACATATTGCACACCATCTATTTCAACAACAGTCCCTAAAGGTAAATGGTCGGAAGCAACAGTTCTTCCTTCTGTAGCAACTGTACCAGAAGCGGTTATTCCATCATTCTTTCCACATTCATCATCAGCAGCAGTGTAATAAGTAATTATTGCTTCTTCTGTACGATATTTTGGTTTTAGTGCTTCTTGTCTATAATATTCTTTTTCCAATTCACTAATTAATTCATCTTCAATATCACACAAATTCACATATTTTTCATGGTGGATAGTAGTAATATTAGAGGGCTGTGGGTTTTGACCACAACCACCCAATAATACTAGACTGGTTAAACTTATTACACCTATAACCTTATTCAA